TTCCTGCTCAAAGGCCCAAATCATTTCATTGAGAACCCAGTCCCACTTATAATGAACCCAGTTGTCTCCCATGTTCCAACCATTTTCATCGACCTTGGGATGGCTATAACGCATATGTGAAGGGAGATCCTCATCATCAACATAACCAGAACCATGCTTGGTATCTCTTAGTTGTTTTAGCATAGGCAGTATAATATAAGCAAGAGTATTGTCCATAGACCAAGTATCATATGGATCAATACGAACCTTGATCTTACGTTCGCCAGTATGCTTATGAATCCAGTCACAGACATTAGCAACCCAAGTTTTGGCTAGCCAAGATCCCAGTTTATCTTGCTGGTCTTCGTTCAGAAACGGAACCATTTCGGCAATCTGCCAGGGTCCAATCCAGTTCTTATATGGTCCGATTTTTACTCGCATTATTCTTCCTCATCATTATAAACCAGTGATCCTTCAGTGTCAAGTGAATACTTACGCTTGATATATGCAGCAAAATCAGTCTCTTTGAACATAGTCATCCAAAAGTCTGAATTATCCACGACATCCCCCGCTCTAAAGTTTCGTCCATCCACTTCACCAGTCGTGCGATCCACTTTGGCATACCATCCCACTTTTGGCTTTGCGATATAACCTCCCTCAATGGCCACGTCAAAAAGACCGCTCCAACGATTAATACCGCCCTCATAACTAACAGTAATTGGGATTTTAGATTTTTCACGGACGTAACGAGATTTTTCCACATTGATAACAAAGTGATAACCTGAAATCTCATTGCCTTCTTTCTCCTGTTGTCTACCTAAAATCCAAATATTGTCTGCGCCATAATATGCGCCAGTACCACCACCAACGATATCTTTAGGAAACATACCAATTTCTTTGTAAGTATGATTGACTGCCACAAGGGGAATGTCTTTCAATGTAAGGTGAGGGGTGATCATTCGGAATAGTGATTTAAGTTGCTTGGCACGTGACATGTCAGCAACTGACTTTTCGTTCATAGCATCTTCGACTTCTTTCTTCGAAGCCAGATTACCAATAGAGTCAATAATAATAAGAACCTGATCTTCTCTGGCAATCTCTTTTAATTGCTTCATAAGATCAAACTTCAGTTCTTCAACATCAGTAATTGGTGTATGAACAACCGAGTCAAGAGGAATGTTAAACTTATTAAAGTATGACTGTGGTGTTCCAAACTCTGAATCGTAAAATAGAATAACGCCATCAGGATACTTCTTTAGGAATGATGATGCTAGAAGCAAAGCAAATCCAGTCTTGAAGTGCTTTGATGGACCAGCAAGCATTGTCAGACCAGGAGTAATACCTCCATCAACAGAGCCAGACAATGCAACATTAATCATTGGCACTGGCGTAGGAATCATATCCTTCTTAGTATAAACCTTACTATCTGTTAATGTTGATGTAAGATCAATTGTAGAATTTTTAATCAACCGTTCTTTTAATGACATAATTAACCCTCTATAAGTTTATCCATTTTCTTAATAAACGCATCAATCTGTTTTATACGAGCTTTACCTTCCCACTTTATTATATCCTTATCTGGGTTCTTTTTCAAGTTATTAAGCAAAGGCATAATCATATCTCTAATTGTAGCTGCTTTATCATTTACTTGTGTAGAAACTTCTACTTTTAATTCGTCTTCGGAAGTAAATCCGAAATCCCATTCTTCTTCACTCATGAGAAAAATTCCTCCAACGTTGATTTTGGTTCTGTGTTCCATCCTATCACAGATGTAATAGAATTTAACGGTTCGACAAATGCTTTTTGAAATTGCGTTTCGCGATCAATATACTTATCAAGAAACATAAGTTCTTCTGGTAATTCATCAGGCGCAGCAATGACAGTGTCATGCATAGGATTAGGTGTTTTCAGATAAGCAAACTTAATCTTATCGCCATCTGAGATCTCTGCTACATTATGAATGGTATTATTAGAAATAAACCTATTGAATAGCAATGCGCCCTTTACATGAATTGGTGTTCCAGAAGCATAGATATCTTTCTTTCTATAATACTTTTCCATACCTTTGACGCCACGAGGAAAGGCTACCTGTTCAAATGGTAGAGTCATAAACTCATTATGAAAGTCAGAAATAAATTTATGCAATTCTAATTCTGTGCCATTCATAATTATACCAAGAGCCTTAACAATATTGTCTCGACAAACTACTGGAGTTGATGAACGAACAGCTTCAATGCCTTGCATTTTAATTTTAGGTTCATTATACTGAACGCCTTCAACGTTCCAAGCATTGAGGATATACATCTTCTTTGCCTTCCAGATGCCTTTGTTAGCGATAGTTTCACGCTTCATTTGCATTTTCTGCTGATATGCATTCATATATGTTGCTAGTTCTTGATAACATCTGTCAATATATGGTTGTATCTTTTGTTCGCAAAACTGATCTATTGTATTAACAATTTTTAATTCATCATGCTCTTCGCCAAGAAAAGCATTAGAAACCAGTTCTTTCATTTCAACATAGATTGAATCAGTATCAGAGGCGATAACATAATCTTTATTCTCTGTCTTCATTGCCTTGTTCATAAACTCATTCATCTTCTTCTCAATCCAACGGATTGAAAGCTGACCAGAGGTTGTGATTGCTTCGGCATGATCAAAGTTAAACCAGCGGAAATATTGATTCGCCAATGCGCCATAAGCAGAGTTTAGCTGGATCTTTTTGGCCATCTGCATATTATGATAACGAGAAATTAGCTTTTCATCTTCCTCATTCTTATTATTCTCATAACGCTTCTTGGCCTCAAGCATCAACTTCTTATATTTTGTGCGGTCATTATACATCTTTTCCATAAGCGCAGGGAGGAAACCCTGTTTATGTTTAAAGTATAAACAACCATTAGCAGTAATAGCACGTTCTGGATACTGGCTATTATCAAAATTAGATTCCAACAAAGAGTCAATTGATGGAAACTGATGACCAGGAATTCTCATATGAAACGTCTCAGGACTAATGTTATACTGCATGATAAGATGTGGATACAGACTGTTCAAGTCAAATGATACAACCCACCTACTCAAACCAATCTTAGGTTCCTTAACGAAACCACCAACCAGAGAGTCGGTCATTCTCTGCTTTGTCATGAAAGGAATAACAATATTCTGCTCAAGAAGATAATTATGGATAATAATATCCCATGGACGCACAGTTGTCATAACATCATTATAATTAACTTTGGCGTCATATGCCATAGCCATAACCTGTTCTAGAAACTTCATCTTATCATCAAGACGATCAACTAGAACGCAGTCATGAATATTATACTCAATAAACTTTTGATGATTGTTTTTATACAATTCTAATAGATTACCGTATTCAGAATAGTCGATCTTCTTCTCGCCCAGTTCAATCTGAGCAATGTAATCTAATTTATATGATGGTTGGTTACCAAATGTAAACTTACGATACAGCTGGTAATAATCAAGAACAGTAATTCCTGCTGGTGTATAACTCTGATTTTCTTTACCACGAAACTCTACGATCTTCTCGTCCAGAATACGCCATGGAGATAGTTTCTTAGCTTCAGCTTCATTAAATAAAACTTTGATCCTATTAACAATATACGGAATATCAAAGAACTCAATGTTCCATCCTGTTACAATGTCAATGTCTAGTTTGTTCCACCCGTCGAGAAACTGTTGGACAAGTTCATATTCGTCTTTACACTTAATGTAGTAAGTATTAGGGTCGGTGCTGGTAAATTCGCCACAACCAAAAACAAAGTTACGATTACGGCTGCGAATAGTAATCGCCGTAAGTGGCTTATCAGCTCTTTGAATGTCTGGGAAACCTTCATCAGCAGCGCACTCAATATCTATTGTTGCGATTCTAATTTGTTTAGGATCATAGTCAATATCTCCCTTAAACGCATCAAAGATATAAAGGTATGGCCATGTTGTTAGACCATAGATGTCCATGTTTGAAACATCTTTATATCTTTCAATAAAATCTTTTGCTTCGTAAATAGAATCAAACTCTAGTTTCTCAACTGGTTTATTGTCTAGAGTTTTATACTTACCATTTGATTTGGGAATAAAAAGATAGGGATGATATGGGATCTTATCAGTGTATCTAATCCCTTTATCATACCCTCTAACGTAAATATAATTTCCACGCTGAAATACGTTTGTGTAAAATGATGCCATCAATCCTCCAAAAAGTGCCATCCGGACATAATTGTCCCACAGATGCAATCATACTATTATGAATGGGATTGACTTTTTAGTCAATCCCTAAC